CTACTATCATGCTTTTATTTATATAAAAAAAGCCACCCGAAGGTGGCTTTAGTCGATTCAATCCTATATTATAGGTTTGATACCACCAAGTTACGGTAGTAAGCGTTTGAATCAGCTGCTGCAGAAGTGAAAGGATTCACTTGCATGCCATAGCGAGTCTTGAACCCGATACGTGGCTGGAAGTCATCTTCACCAACAGTTTTGTGCATACTTAATGGAACGTATGGGCAGTAGAACATACCTGCGTCATAAGCGTTAGCACCTTTATAACCTACAGTGATGTAGTCACTAGAAGCGAATGGATCAACATAAAGTTTCATTCCACCGTTTAGAGTACCTACAAATAGGTTACCAGTTACGTCTGAAAGACCAGTACCAGCAACGTTGCCATAAGCAACAGAACCAGTAGCATTTAATGCAGCTGCAACATTTGGAGAAACGATTGCAAAGTTACCTTTACCACGACGAGTGTCAGTAGCGATTAGGTTTGCTTGCTTCTCAATATGAGTGATTAGCGCTTTAAATACTTCAACTTCCCAACGACCATCAGAAACAGCCACTTCAGAACCAGAAGTTGTAACAGCAGATGCACCAACAGCAGTGTCAAATGAATGACCACGCTTAGCGTTAGTGTTAATTGTTGTAATCAACTCACGGTTAATTTCTGAAAGGATTTCAGTTGAAAGGATGTTAGCAAGCTCAGTCTCAGCAGAAAGGCCATGAACCGCTTTAAGGTCCTGTGCCAATTCCATTGTGTAATGTGCTTTCAATTGACGTGACTTAGCTGTAACAGTAGTCTTGTCGATTGAGAAACCCATTTGACCGAAGTTGTCGCCTTCACCTTGTAATGTAGTCATACCAACACCAGCTGTGCCACTCAATGAGCCTGCGCCATCACCCGAGAATGATGTGTCAGGAGCACCGAATAGAGCTTCTGTTTGGTCTGTACCGTCAGTACCGTCTGCGTAGTTTGACTTCATAGCGAAGATCAGACCAGTAGGACCTTTCATAGGTTGTACACCAGCAATGTCGAACGCCAAAAGATTTGGAGTTGAACGTCTAACCAAAGAGATTAGTACTGGATCGAAGTTATCAATTGGACCAGTTGCGTTACCGCCACCAGCTAGTGATGCTTCTTTAAGTGCGACTTCTTGGTTCTCAAGAACAACCGCTGTTACGGCTTTACGGTGAGCATCCTGGATAATTCCAGCGTCCTCAGCCTCTAATACAGGTGCCCATTTTTCCTGTAGTGTTTGTGTTTGTAATTCCATGTTATTTCTCCTGTAATAGAATTATACTTGTTTCGTACGTTTAATAGCGTCAAGGTATTTAGCCATGTCGCCATGTGCCTCTTGTTTGTCGCTAGACTTATCTTCTTCTACAATTGCATCAACTTGCGTTTCTGCTGTAGCTTCCGCTTCATCTTTATTAAGGTAAGACTCTTTGATTGTAGCAATTTTAGCTTCGAACTCAGAAGTGTCGACGGCATCAATGCCCTCACACAATTTCTTTAGTTTTTCTGCTTCTGTTGCAGCCAATCCCTTGCATGCCTCAGCAACAATATCCTTTCTTTCGAAAGCTTTCACTTTCTCAGCAAGTTCTTGTGCATTAGCAGTTGCTGTGTTTAACTGTTCTTTAGCATCAGTAACCTCTTCAGTTAAGGCATCGACAATGTCGACCTTATCTTCAGGGATATCAATGTAATGTTCAGTGAACACACCGTGCATAGCGTCAATGAATGACTCAGTGATTTCAGATTTAAGACCGTGCTCTACAGCAACTTCGTTGTCTTTCATCCAGTTCTCAACTACATAGTTAAGATATCCATCTACCTTGTCAACCAAATCTTCTTTGATTGCATCAACTTCTTCAGTTAAATCAGAAGCGTATTGTGCTTCTAACTCAGCTGTCCTAGCTGTTGTTTTTGAAAGTAATGCAGCTTCGAAAATAGTAGCAGCTTTAGCTTTGAAACCTTCAGATAAAGAGTCTTCACCCTTAACTAATGCATCAAGGTCTTCTTTGAAGTCCTCTTCTTTAGTCTCTTTCTTAGCTTCTTTTTTAACTTTAGCTTCTTTTTTCGATTCTACTTCACCCTCTTCGTCGTCATCTTCATCTTCATCTTCTTCATGGTCGTCTTCCACTTTAGCTTTCGCTTTAGCTTTTTCCGCCGCTTCAAAGATAGAATCAAGCTCATCTTTAGTCATTTCTGATAAAGATGCATTAATTGCTGACAACGTGCGAGCCTTTGTTAAAGGTGCTTCAACAGTAGCTTCTGATTTAGTTTCTTCCGTCACTTCCTCAGTTGTTACTTCTTCCACAGTTTCCTCAACAATAACCTCTTCAGCAATTTTGTCTTGTTTTATATCTTCAGACATAATTTTACTCCTTAAAGAGTTATAGTTTAGAGAGGAAATGTTCAAACCCTACTACCTGCTCAGGGGTTACGTCAAGAGTTTCCTCTTGTACAACAACCTCTTCCTCGACAATAGCGTGCATCATTTCTGTCTCACCTTTCTCAATTACCTCGATAAAATGTCCCGTATTATCGGTTGTCCATTCAACGCCTTCCATAATGCCATTTACAAAAGCATTATGAGCAGACGGATCCTGCACAATGTCAACAGTTGCAAGACTAAAGTCGTCTTTCACATAATTGACACCATTTTTAAATTCGAGGCTTCCCATACCACGACTAGAGACACCAAGTTGTACGCCACCTTCAACCAAACCTTTTACGATCTGACCCATAGGAGTGTCTAACACCAGTGCCTTTCCCATCACATTATCACCGTCCCAAGAGAGCTCAGTGATTCTGTGAGAAACTTTGTCCAAGTTAATAGATGGGCCTTCTGGGTGATTTAACTCACCAACAGCTCTCCCTGTGATTACTTGGTCTTCATTGTACTTATTAACCGCTTTTTCTAAGATGTCCTTGGTATAAATTCTACCATTTCTGTTCTTTGCATTTGCAGTCATAAAGACGCCTTCTATAAAGACGTTCTTCTTACCATTCTTCCCTTCCGTGATTGAATAGCCTAGATTTGCGTTTGTATATTCTGCGATTAATTTCATGCTCTTTCCTTTTTATACACCCATTACCTTTAAAAAGTCTTTAAGACCTTTCTCAGCCAATTTGTCGGATCTGAATTGATCCAGTTTTTCGCCGTCTACATAAAGCCAGAAAACATTCCTAGCTTTTGTGATAACGGCAGTAACATCTCGTTTTTTACCTAAACGTGTGAACTCCTTTACAACCTCTTCACCCTTAGGTAGCTTTAATTGCTTTTCGACTAAGATGTTAAATGAGTCTTTAAAGGTTTTCATCCGTTACTGTTTCCGTTGTTTCCGTCGGATTGACAATCTCTACTGCCTTATCCCACACGTGTTGTACCGAAGTACACCCTGTTAAAAATGCTAGTCCTACTAACAAAATCATAACTTTCTTCATTATGACTCTCCTTCAATTTCCGCTTCAACTTCGACAACTGGCTCGTCTGATACTTCATCAGCATCTTTAATCATAGTACTAGCCACACTTTGCTTCTCTAAGTCGAGAGCAGCGTTCATTTTATCCGACATAACACTGTTGAAAACATTGTTGCTGGCAGCAACATCTCCTGTTTTAACAGCATTAATCAAGTCTTTAATGCTCATAGCAATTCCTCACTGTGTATTATATTTATAAGATTTAAAATTTACACGTCTTCATCGTCTTCATCTTCGTCTTTCGGCTCGGCCGCGATTTCCTTATCCATCTCTTTGATTTGGTCCTCGTCTTGACGTAAAATGTTCTTACGAACCCATGCTCTCGAGTAATATGTACCTACATACTCATCGATTAGTTGTAATGTTTCAATTCTTTCTTTAAGAACTTCAGCATCTTTAAGTTCAGAATAGTGATTGTCTTTTGCAAATTCAACCTTAATCTCTGACTTTATAGTTTTCCAATCAGAAGGAACAATCACTTTCGTAAGAATCAATTGTCTCTCTAATGCTTGGTAAAATATTCCAGCAAATTTGTTCCTAACTCTATTAACAAACTTCTGAAATTTCAGCTCGTCTCTAGTAATCTCAGAAGACCTACCAACATTGAATGTGGAGTCTTGCTCTAACCTTGATAAAGGAACATTCAAAGAACGGTATAGTTTCTTCTGGAAATACTCTACGTCTTCTGTTTCACCTAGGTTTTGTCCACCTGGTAGTGTAGTAATCTCCGTACCTCTACCACCCTCTCTCCTCGGTAACCAGAAATCTTCCATAATAGATTTGTGTTCTCTCTGGTCTTTAATATCACCTGTTGCTGGGTCATAAACAATTTTATTACGATACTTATTCATCGTATTGTTTAAGTATTCTTCTGCCTTTCCCTTAGGAAGGTTACCAACATCAATATAGAAAATTCTACGTTCAGGTGCTCTTGAAATTCTGTAGATAACCATTGAATCTTCCATCATTGATAGTTGATTCATAGGCTTTAATGCTTTATGGAGATAACCGATTACTTTATCTCTACTCTCATTAAGCAAACCTGAGTTTACTTGGATGATAGAGTCTGTTGCAATTTTAAG